CGCGCTCAAACAGGCTAATTCCCGGAAATTCCGGAAGAGAGCTACTCGAAAGGTGGACTCTTATGGTTGCAATCTTTTTGAAGATTGTGCCAATTCCGAAGGTAAAACCTTCGAAGGCACTAAATGGTGGGGAGAGATCCCCTTAGTGCAATCTGCGGAAACGCAGATGACGGATGGTATGTCCATAGCCACAGCAGAGATGTTTGAGGCTCAAGTGGACCAAGCCATCCATGGTGACGGTATACCCATAAACCTATTAGATCGTGTGCAGAAAACATTTGATCAAGCTCCTAAAATTCATGGAGAGGAAAATGGAACCGTTGAGATTCAATGGCTAGGCTATACAGGCTGGGCCAATGGATATTTCGATTTGCCAGGAATTATGCGATTGATGTTGTTGCTTCATTTATTTGTTAAGCCAACTCTTGCTAGTCCCGAATCTGAAATGGTTGTTGCGCATGCACAAGCAAATTTGCTTAAAGCACAAGCAGATGTTACCTATGGGTATTTCCTAATGTGTTTTTGTGCGCTAATTCTATTGTACATTTGTTGGCTTACCTTTTCAAAATGGCTAGAGCGTGAAGTTCGCCATTTGAAGTGGGGTTTGTTAGTATATGGTATTGCAAATATTTCAATTCCACTTGTTTTCAAATGGTTTATGAAAAAGACAGATACCTATCTTTTTCCCCAAGGAGCACGACAAAATATGAATCGAGCTGGAATGTTTTTAACAGGATTATTATCATTGGCCCTTTTTGTATTAGCACCCATTATGGGAGCTAAGAAAATTGTGGAGATGATAAAACCAGTCTTAGAGATGTTACGACAGATGCCTTATGCCAGTTGGATTATGAGTTGGATAAAGAAATGGTGGGAAGGAGAAGTAGATTTTGATGATCTACCAGCCACACCAGAAGAATTCCGAAAGCATATGGATCAAGCTGATGCTGATGATTTATTGAGTGAAATCAAGAAAACACGCCAGCGTATGTATGAAGATAGTCTTAATGAAGAAACTTCAGAATCTGGTCCTGATATTAGAAAAGCAACTGATGCTATGAAAAGCCAGTATGCTCGTCAAGATTCACCAGTTAGAAAAATGAAAGAAGATTTTGGATTGACACCAGAGCAAGAAGCTCGGTTCCAAGAATCACATGAAAAACTGAATGATATGCTTGAACAAGTCGAAGAGGACAAAGAGGAAACTCGTCGTGGAATTCATGCACGAGATGAAACTGTGCCTACACAAGAAAATATACCGTTTAATTACGATCCTTTCAATTTGATTGCAGGAACAAAATGGGATGCTAAGCAATTAGTCCCCTGCAAAATTTGTCAATGTCGCATATGTAATAGTGAAGATAATCCAAAAATGCTGACACATTGTGGGAAAAAGTGTAAACACAATTTGTGCTCTGTTGAAGCAATGAAAACTTCAGCAGAAACAACCTCGAGTTCAACAACAGAAAAGATAGAACCACAAGGATGGTTTAGTGTCTGTGAGGTTTGTCAACAAAGAAACTGTATTTGTTTATGGACAAAAGAACAACGTAAAGGCCAAAATTTTATGGCTAAATACGTTTATAGTTTTTGGAAACCAAGAAATACAGATGAAGACCT